CCATTCCCGTTCAGATCGTACTCATTCGGCATCTTCTAAACTCCTTGCGTACTCTACAGCATATCGTTTGTGGTGCGTTATTATAACAACTTTTCCGTATTTGTCATACACAACGTAATCACCCCTCTTATTTCGGTATAACCTCAAAGCAATACACCGTTGTTTGACTTGTTGTTATCAAGACTTTTGCATCCTCAAGTGCTTCGGCACACTCGTTTTCAGTGGTGAACTGATTGAGTTGATAATGCTCAATGTTGTTATTCATAACCTGAAACCAAACTAAAAACCACATCACCATTTCCCCTGATATCTACCCAAGTAATAAAAGCCAGTTACAACTCCAGCCCCAGCAACTATAAATATAACAGAACCAACGACAAAGTTGATAGCGTTGTCTATCGCCTCCTGCTTTTTATAAGCCTCTTCCTTGCGTATGCGGCGCATCTCACCTTCGATAGCGAGAACTTCCTCCCAAGCGGATGGCCCATAAGTCCATGAAATATGATCTTTTATTTCTTTCCTCATAGCCTCCATTTTCTTTTTATGAGCAAAGATTTCAATAGCATTGGAGCTATTGTCAGACATCATCTTGTAGAAGGGAGGGTTCTTCGTCTTGTCTTCAGCATACTGAAAATCAGAAAAGGCAGCACCCCACTTAGCCAAAGTGCCGCTCATTTCTTGAATATCTTTTCCCGCGCTAATACCCTGCTTGAGAATATTAAAGGCGCTGGTGGCAAGACCTACCGCTGTTACAGGATCAATCATGTGTCCATGTACCTCAGAGGACAGTAAGCGTCTGGGTGGACAACGTACCGTTTATCGTACCATTGACCGTTCTTGCCGCCCGGTGCGCCACAGTCGTAGTAGCAGGCTTTATAGAACTTCGTGCCGTAGTTGTTTACGAAAGTGTGTCCGTACCCGACAAATACAAGGACACACCACATTTTACATCTTCATTAAAACAGCTACAAGCAAACCAATAATGGACGCAGTAGCAGTAATCATAATGCTTTCCATGCGCTTCACGCGACCAAACAAATCCTTAAACTGGATTTTTACCTCAGTCTTAATAGCGATCACCTCTTTCTGTATTTCATCAATGCGCTCATGAGCAGATGCTGCTGTACGTTTGTCCATGTCTTATTCCTATGTCTTAACTACTAAACTTGTAGCAGATATTGCTGTCCCTGCAAAGACACTTGGATCGGCAGCGGCCTCGCCTATCGTCCCGTCTGTCTGGACATAGTATTGCTGCCCTGCCGTGAGGCCAGACTGGTTTGTGCTGAGTGAGCCGATGATGTCTACCGTGGCGCTGCTACCGTCTGCTACAGTGCCGCCTTGAGACATACCGATGTAGTTCTCGGAGGTGAGGTTGGAAGTTGCGTGCTTATAAATTAAATATTGTCCATCTTCAGCAATTTGCTCACCAAATAGCGCAATAACTTGACCTGCATTCGGGTCATATCCAATACCAGCGTTGTAGAACAGTCCTGTTTCTATCGTTACTTCAGTGCCAAAACTAACAGATGTCCCAGAAATGGTGGCGGTGTTTAATTTACCATCGTTTCCATTACTTACATCCTCAAAAATAAAGGTAAAAAACTTTTCGCTTGATCCGTAAACTACTTTTATATCGTCAACAGATGTTGCTTTAAATGTTGCTGCTGTTCCAAATGATATAGAAGTGCCGCTAACAGTGCCGACGATGCCTTTACCAGCCGATGCGCCAGCGTCATACATAACCAAAAGTTTATTATTGGTAGTATCGAAGTCCATCGTAAGCCAATCAACAGCCTCTGACGCAAACGTAGTTTTAGTCCCAAAACTAATTGATGTGCCGCTAACTGTCCCAACTATCGCGCTTCCATAATTACTATTTCCGCTGTCACGATAAGCAATAACAACTTTTGATGAATTGCTGTCAAATGCAATTTCTAAAGGATCGCCACCAGCAAAGCTAACACCACTTGCCTCAAAATCTACCTCAGAGCCAAAGCTAATAGACGTGCCAGATACCGTTCCGACTATTGCGTGACCATCGCCTACCGCATCATCTTTATAAGCGATTACAACTTTATTATTTGTGGTATCGTATGCGACCTTGCACCATGTGGTTGCCCCGCTATTAAATGTAACTGGCGTTCCAAAAGAAATTGATGTGCCGCTAACCGTGCCAATGACACACTCGCCTTGTGTTCCGCCATCACGATAAACAATTACAATTTTACCGCTGTCTGGATCATATACAGAGTCAACATACAAAGATGAAAAAGTTGGGTTAAATCTTACCTCTGACCCAAATGAAATAGACGTTCCAGAAATTGTCCCAACTATTGCGTTCCCAACATTATCGTCACCATAGGCGAAAACAACTTTATTATTGGCTGTATCGTAAACGGAATTAGGATACTTTGTTGCAGCAGAGTTATATGTAGTTGCAGTTCCCTCTGCGCCAGAAGCCCCCGCAACAACACTCACAGTCCCATCTGAATTAACGACAACAGGCTTACCATTCGGCAGAATACCAGAAGCCTTGGCCTTATGCGTACCCTCTTGTAACTCTGGGATAGTTCTCATGGTCTAGCCTTTCACGATCATCTTGGTTGCCGATATGGCTGTGCCAGCAAAGACACTTGGGTCTCCAGCGGTTGTGGTTAGTGTGCCATCCGTCTGGACGTAGTATGCCTGACCCGCAGTCAAACCTGATTGCCTGTCGTTTATCGCACCTTGCACATCAATGGTGGCCCCAGCAGTGTCGGGATAGCCGTTGCTGGATAGGCCGATGTAGTTTTCTGCGGTGAGGTTGGTGGAGGTGTAGGCGTTTCGGAACACGTGAGACGTTCCATCGCTGCCGTCATCTAGGTCTCTATAGGCTATAACTACAACATTGCTTGTGGAGTCAAAAGCCAATGATGTTTCAAAAGCTCTAGTGCCTACTTCCACTAGCGACCCAAAACTTATAGCAGACCCCGAAACCTCTCCTACAAGAAGTTTGCTTGCATCGCCGTCAGAACCATCTCTGAAGAAAATAACAACCTTCCCAGCGTTACTGTCAAAAGTCATCTTCGTATACTCAGCATTTCCAGAGTGGAACACTGTAGGCGTGGCGTCCCAAACCATATCCGTTCCACTAATAGTACCAAGACACACCGACCCGTAATTGCTATTGTCAAGGTCTCTAAAAGCAGCAATAAATTTGTTGTTAACATCGTCAAATGTCACAGCAGAATGCGTTGGAGCAGCAGAAAACGTATGCACATTCCCAACTGTTCCGTAACTTATAGATGTTCCGCTAACTGTAGCCACACGATACCGTAATTGAGTGGTGTAATCACTGTCTGCCCAAACTATTACTGTTTTGTTGCTCGCCGCATCATACGCCATCGACGTATAATTTCCTGCGTTGCCGCTACTATATTTTACAGGCGTCCCAAAACTGACAGATGTCCCGCTGATTGTAGCCGTAACGGCGTATCCCCTAAAGCTGTCAGTTAATTTTCGATAAATAATAATTACTTTCCCGCTGCCTGAGTCGTAGACAGAAGCATCGGGAATAGTGCTGCCACTTTCAAACTCTGCGGCAGTTCCAAAGGATATGGACGTGCCGCTAACAGTACCCACTCTTGCATATCCACGACCGCTATCATTTGGGTTTCTATAAGCAATTAATAATTTTTCAGAAGCAGTATCATATGATATTGGCGCAACTGTCTGTGTCTGGGAACCTGAGTCCCAAATAACGGGCGTTCCAAACGATATGGACGTGCCGCTGACGGTTCCGACGATTGCTTGACCTCTTCCGCCTTCTTGAAAAGTTATTACAACCTTATCGTTTGCTGCATCATATGCAATTTGTGTAAACTCTGATGGTCCTGTGTCAAAGTCAACGGCAGAACCCAAGGTTTGACTAACACTTGACCCACCAACAACACTAACAGTGCCATCAGCATTAACAACAACAGCATCACCATTGGGCAACGCACCACTGGCAATGGCGTTCAGCTTCCGTACTTGTGTGCTGGGTGTACCAATGGTGCGCATATTATTATTCCTCGTCTTCGAGTGTCGGGTCTACCCAATCAGGGTTCAAAGTCCATGTAGTGCCGTCAAAGAAATACTTGTTGCCAGTCCAGTCGTCTGGAGCGTTGGTCACGTTGTCAGTGACGGTCACTGTGGTGCTGTTCAAGTCACCAATGATGAACTGAGCAGGATCACCCACTGTGATATTCTCTGCCGTGGCAGTAATGGTCACGTCATCAGCAAGAAGGTACTTGCTCAAGCCGCTGGATGTTTCAACGATGGTCTTCATCTTCTATCCTTTCACGATAATTTCAGTAGCCGACACGGCAGTGCCAGCGAGTACAGATGGATCGGCGGGGGTTTCACTCAACGTGCCGTTAAGTTGGACATAGTAATCCTGCCCCGCAGTTAAGCCAGACTGTGCGTCATTAATAGAGCAACCCGTCTGGACACCAGCAGATGTACCGTCAGCAGCAGCGCCATCTGCAAAGCCTATGAAGTTTTCGGCGGTAAGGTTGGTGGAGGTGTAGCCCACTGAAAATACATTACTTGTGCCGTAGTCAAGATTAGCGTCATCTTCATAAACTATAGCCACTCTTTCTGACGTGCTATCGTAAGAGGCAAAAACATATTGTGTATTACCGCTTTCAAACGCAACCGCAGTATCAAACGTAATAGATGTCCCCGAAACCGTTCCAGATATTACTCTGCCAGAAACATTAGTGTCATCGTCATAAGCTATAACGATTTTTCCAGCAGCGGAGTCAAAAACTACGCTAGTCCCAAAGCCAGTCGAACCCGAATGAAAAACAACAGAGGTGCCAAAACTGATAGAATTATCGGATGGGTCAACCGTACCCACAATAGCGGTTCCATAACTATTGCCACCCGCTGCGGAATTTCTGTAGGATATAACAGCTTTATTGTTAAGGCTGTCAAAGCCGCAACCCATCCGGTATGTGTTCCCACTGTTAAAAGTCACAGCAGTCCCAAAACTAATAGAGTTGTCGGATGGATCAACACTTCCGACAATAGCTTTGCCGTAATTGCTTGAACTGTCGTGCCTAAAGGCTATTACAACTCTATTAGAGTTGGAGTCAAAAGTAGCTGCAATATTGGTTACTGTTCCGCTTTGAAATTTTACTGGCGATCCAAATGACAAGCTAGTCCCGGAGACCGTGCCGACCAAAGCCCAGCCCTCTTGCGGAGAAAGTTCTTTTCTGGCAAGAAATACAACCCTATTTGAGTTGGAGTCATAAACGGCGGAAGTCCACTGAACATCAAAACCAAAAGGGCGAAATATCGGTGTGCCAAAACTTATAGAGTTATCAGATGGATCAACCGTACCCACACCGCAATATGAGTTATTAACCCAAGCCACCTTGTTGGTACTTGCATCAAAAGTTATGGAGTTCCATTGCCCGGCCCCCAGTTCAGCCGCCTGCACGGGCGTTCCAAAACTAATAGAGTTGTCGGACGGATCAATAGTTCCTACTGCCGCTTTAGACCCAGAATTCATAAAAATTACAACGGTTCTGTCACTGTTAGAGTCATAGGTACTTGAAGTGTAGGATACACTTGCTGTTTCAAAGACAACGGGCGTACCAACTCCCTCAGTTCCAGAGCCTCCCCCAACAGCACTTACAGTGCCATCAGCATTAACCACAACCGTGTCGCCGTTAGCCAATGCACCACTGGCAACAGCCCGTACTTCACCATCTACAGGTGTGTTGCCTATGGTACGCATTAGCTGATCTCTTCGTAGCTTACGATCACTTCCAGATCATTCGCAGTGCCAGCAGTTGCTGTGATTGAGCGATCTTCCTCAAGGTAAATCGCAGTATTCTTATCCAGAGCAACTAGCGATGAGTCCCCTGCAACTGATACAGTGCTAACAATTGAGTAAGCCGTGCCACCGCCAGAAGCGGCGCTGTGTACGTCAACCGTAATATCGCAAGCATTTACGCCATCTACGTTAGCCACTTGGATCATGTTGATCTTGAACACCTTGCCGCTGGATGCAGCGTTGCTGACCAGCGTTGTCTGTGAAGTTGTAGAAAGCGCGATAGTGGCGGATTTGCCTATGATCGTGCTTACATCTACGATATTTGGTGCAGCCATTTTCTAGCCTCCTTTACCCAAAAACGATAGCCATAGCTATGGCCTTACCAGTTGAAATTCCAGCACTACCAAAACTAATAGTACCCGCTCCGTCCGTAACGAGAGCTTGCCCGTTAGTTCCGTCTGATGTGGGGTAAGTAATGCCACTTGAAGTTAATCCACTTGAAGTCAGTGTGCCAACACTTAAAGAATTAAAAGCATCCACAAATGCAGCGCCTGCCCCAGCACCGTCACTATATACAGCTTTGGTTTGACCCGCTGGAATAGTTACATTAGCACCAGACCCTTGAGAGATTATAATATTTTGAGATCCAGTTGTAGCATTTTCAATGAACCACATTTTACTGACAGTGTTTGGGCCTATTGTGATTGTACATGCACTGTCGAGAGTTCCTGTATACTTCAAGAACATTGATCGACCAGCGTCTGATGCGCCATCAGCAATCGTTGTTGTATGGGTATCAGCGTTAGTTGTTATGGCCTCTGTGCCATAGCTAAACGCCTCACCGATCAATTCGAGGTTAGTATTCGTGACTGTTCCCCATGAGCCTGACTGATCGCCAGTAGCCATCTCATTTAGGCGAAGGTCATTTACATAGGTTGAAGCCATGTCAATTTATCCTTGTTTTAGTCGATGCGAATGATAGCAGTCGCGCCGGGTGCTGGGAATACGATGCGGAATGTACCTGACGAAACTGTAAAGTCTCCACCGAAATCCAAAACAGCGATTGCATTATCGCCTGCTGTTGTGTCGTTATAGATCAACGCACCGCGAGCCGTGAAAGATGCGCTTGTCCACTCTGGGTTATCAAAGTCAACATATGCTGTTGTGCCACTCGTAGCTACAGTTGAGTTCGCAAGAGTTTCGCCACCAGCACTGTAACCTGTTCCAGTTACTTCATTAGTTGCGGTATATGCAGTTGTTGATGCATCTAGTGTCGCTGAAGAAGTGTACAGCGCGATCTTGATTGTGTCAGTATCAAGATCCTGTTCCTTGTTGAACAAGTCTGCTTTGAAACTTGTACACATTGCTTGAGTAATAGCCATTATAGACCTCCGTTATATTCTGCTGCGTAATCGCGTTGCATTTCTTGTACTGTAAGTTGCACTGCTTCGTCAAATTGTGTCTTATAAAGCGCCAGTGTTTCCCCAGCTTTGAGGAAGGCTGAAGCCTCATATAGACACGCTGCAAGCAACACATTTTCGGCGTTATCACCTATCCAATTGTTTGTGTTACCTGAACTCAGGCCCGTTTCAGGGGCGATAAAATCCACTTGATAGGTGTCAGTAGAATCTGGAGTAGGGGCAAGAGTTATCACAGTCCCAGCCGTACCAGCATTTTTTGTGCTATACATGATTGGAGTGCCTTGCGTTGTCGCGTTTGGAGAGTAATCGCGTATATATGAATCAACTCTATGGTTCAGATAAGAAGCCACGTTAGAAGATATAATGGATACTTGACGGATCATCCTTGCAGTAGGGATTGTATAGTCAGCAGTCCCAGCGACCATACTTCCTGTAGTGGTTTTGCGATAGCAGGGCAGATTAGGCAACCGCTGAAAAATCATTGTCTCAGCTTGCTCTATGATTTGGTCAATAGAGGCTTGTAGCTCAGAGCTATCATCTTCCAAGAAGTTCTGAATATTTGCAACTAACTGTGTGTAATTCATTTATTCACCCCAAGATCCAGTTCCCCAAGCGCTTTCACCCCAGCCTAAATTAAATTCAATTTGAGATGTCCCTACGGCTCCTGTACCGGAAACTCCTGTCTCAATAGCCTCAGACGCCGACACTTCTTCACCAATAGCGCCCGTTGCACCTATACCTGAAATACCTGTCACAAGCAATTGAATGTTGCCATTGCCAGATATGCCAAAGCCTTCTACTTCGCCCGTACCAGCCACGCCTGTTCCAGAAAGCTCAACTTCAGGAACTTCAGTTCCTATTGCGCCTGTGCCAACTGATGAATCTGGAGTTAAGAAGGTTTCAAGGAACTCTGTTCCAATAGCACCTGTGCCAGCGACACCAGCTTCATTTAATTCAACTTCAGGAACTTCGGCTCCCACTGCGCCCGTACCAATGACGGATGCTACTGGAGCGTCTGTTGTAATAAAGAATGTGGATACGCCAATATCGCCTGTAGCGGCTACACCTGTCGCGTGTGGCTCGTTGGTGATTTCTGATGTTATGCCAATAGCACCAGTACCAACTACACTTGATGGAACTGCATCAAGAGCGAATGTTTCAGTTCCTGTTGCGCCTGTACCAGCTACGCCTGAAACCACAACATCTTCGTTGTCGGATACAATCGCTGTACCTATAGCGCCCGAACCAGAAACTCCAGTTACATCGAAGATGTAATCAAAGTGAACTTCACTAACAAATCCAATTGCACCTTGGCCGTGGACACCCACGCCGGGACGTTGTCTGGGATCTATAAACGGATCAAAATTGTACCCTATAAATACTTCTGCATTTTCGGGGTCTGTATCTGGACGCGGATTAAAAAGTGCTGTCGCATCGACAACATTCTTTGCAGGCGTGAGCTGCGGTTGTTTTGGCTCCCAGTCTTCTGGTGAAACACGCAAGCCATCCCAAGTGGTCTTCAGGTCAGTGTATGGAACCTTTAGACCACTTCTGTCGCTTATCGCTTGGGATTTTTTTCCGCTTGCGTATTTAGCCATTAAGATAAGTTCAGCGCAGTTGGCTGAATCCTCAAACTTACACCATCATTGTCAGATGCCGCCGCAAACGCGAAGGCACGTTCATACATTTCGTTTAAGATCTGAAACTTTTCGTTTGCATATTTTAAGGATAACTTGCTTGCCAGACCTGCGCAGATGCATTCGTTCCAGCGATATGGAATATCTGCGTCTTGATTAGATGCAGTTACATCTTCAAGCTGTCTGATTGCCCAGTAAACCATGCTGTATGTATCCCGATCAGGAACCTGCCAAAAGTATGCGACAGGTGTATATTGCTTGTCGAGCATATATTGGCTTGGCTTGCCGGGGGAACTTTTGTTTGGCAGTTGATTGTAATCAGCAATTGATACACGATTAATGATCTGATCAGACGTATCGGTTCCAGCACTATCGCGCACAACTGCGTCAATAATATCTATAGTTCCTACGGGCAGAGTGTAAGACGCTGTGCCGTTTACAAGCGTCAAAGTCTGTTGCTCTACTGCCCAGTAGTTAATACCCCTGTTTGCCCACTCAGAGAAGAGCAGGTTGAGGCTACGCCGTGCAGACACAGCCCGATCACCAGTTTGGATTTGAGGATCTAACCCGCAGCGTTCAAACGCTTCAGTTATGATTTCTTCAACATTCGGCTGAAACGCTACTGTTCCTGAAGTCGCCATTAAATAGACTCCTCAATGATGATGCCATCAAACGATGCTGACATGGCATTCGCTTGGTTTTTGTTGCAAATTGCCCTGACTTCAACATCAGATTTTTCTGGGATCTTAATAGGCTGGGAAAACGGATAGATTATTTCGGATTCGGAAACATCAACCTTGACCGCTGTGCGGAATACTTCGCCTTCATTGCGCACCAAAAAACGCACGGTCATAAATACGCCACCAGAAGTGGCTGTTCCGTGGGCTGCTATACCTTTATTAACATAAAGACTCTTTCCTGCTGGCACAGTGTATACAGCCATCAATGTCTGGTTTTCTCCAGCACTTATTTGTGCATATGTTGTACCGCCGTTGGCGATTGCAATATTGCCTGCTGGTGCAGAAGATCCAGTTATGTAAGCTCTGAAAACACGCAAAAATGTTTGTGTGGTTGTGTATGTCCCAGACCCATCTAAAGTAAATGCCTCTGATACTTCGTTGTAATTTGCATCTAGACCAAAAATCAGGCCAGTAACGCCTGAATCTGTTGCCCCACTTGCACTTGTTGCAGTCATGGCAACAGCAGAGCTTGGATATGCGTATATACCACCAACATCCCAGATAGTTTCTTCTACGTTGATGATATTGCTGTTGTATCCGTATTTAAACAACGGAGTGTGCCAAGATATTTGGCCTCTAGCCACCTGAAGTTCAAATGGCTCAGTTTTACCAACTTTTGTTATTGATGAGATCTGAGCCATTTGGCTACTCCTTAATATTCCTTGATCACTCGCAGAACAAGTTGATAAGAATCACCAACAGCCCCCGCACCAGTAGTTGTGAACTTCACGTCACCAGTTGGGTTTGTGCCATAAGACTTGGTTGAGGGAAGACCACCAAATTTGCTAAAGTCATGGTATCCAATATCGTCTTCGCCAATGTGCATCATAATGATGTCAGTGTCAGCATCTGCCAAAACTTCAACGGTCATACTTTTAATGACCCACCAACCCTCCACAATACGAACTGCGATGCAGGGATCGCCATTTGCGTTGGGAGCTAGTGTTGAAACATCAATCTTCAGGACAGCACTCTCATCGCCAGTATCAACGTACTGATACTGAAATGCCATGACTGCCTCTCTAGGAGTATCACTTAGCGTTTTTACTGAGGAAATATCAGCCATTTGCTAGTCCTTGTTTTTTGCAGGACGGACACGTTTCTTTTTAGCTGGCGCTTCTGTCCATGCCTCATTTACATCAGGCGTAGAAGGATCGTCAGCTTTTAACGTACCGTCTGAGTTTCGAGCGCGAACTTTAACAGTCTCAGAGCCGCGCCGTGCAATTTCTTCTTCAGAAGCTGGTTTGAACCTACTCATAACCTAGCTCCTTACGCTGCTGCGATTGTAGCACCTGTGTCAGAACGCTTCCAATCTGTGCCGTCAGAGAAGGCCAAGATAGCTGCGCCTGCTGCGCCGTTAGAAACGTAAACAAGTGTACCTGCGCCTGCATCTGAAGCAGATGGAGCGTTTGCAACTGTGTATGTTGGGACGATGATGTCACCTACAAAACCGTTGGTAGAGGTAACTGGACCTGTAAATGTGGTATTAGCCATTTTAGTACCCTTTTGCATAAGGATTCGCTTTGTAGTCTATGCAACGTCAGGAGGGCGGTAACCTGTCTACAAAGCTAATATGATGCCCTTCTTTAAAAACATACAGCACATCTAAATAAAAAGAAAGAGGCGATCCGAAGACCGCCCCTTAATCATAACACTCTGGAGAAATGTTATGCTGCGCCTTGTGATCCGAAGACACCGCGCCAATCGGTAGCACCGAAGCTGTAACGCTCACGCACTTTGTAGCGCACGTTGCCAGTCTCGAAGTCACCTTCCATGCCTTTTTTCATAGGCGAGCGTTGGAACATTTTCAGTCCATCAGGAATATCCGTTTGGACAAACCACTGATCGCTGTCTGTTAGACGGCGCATAATGTGGTAGCCCTGTGGGAGATACCCGCCTTGACGAATCGCGTTGATGTCGTTGTCAGCAGTTCCTGTACGCAGTTGTGATTCCAGCAGACGCTCTGCAACAAAGGTGTAAGCTGTTGGGATAACCAACTGCGTACCCTGTGCCGCAACGCGAAGGCCGCGATCATCTTTCATGTCAGCAATCTGAATAAGGATTGCTTCAAGTGACACTTCAGACAAATCGGCGGCTGTTGCCAAAATGTTAGACTGGTTGCCGTTCTGTGTTGGGTGTGCATTGCTCAAAAGAGGAGCGCCGTCACCACCATTCACAGTTGTCGCGGTGTTCAAAATGTTAGCCGCTTTGATCTCTTTAGTAGAGGCCATTGAGCGAGCCAACGCTTTTGTATAGCGAGAAGCAATCGAGCCATACTGGCCGTCTTCTTCAGCTTCTTCAGTGATTGAGAAAGCCAAAGCGATTGTTTCGTGCTGATAACGCGCAGTCCACTGCTGAGAGGCTGCGTCATACGAAACCGCAGAACCCTCTGATTTTGTTGGAGCATTTCCAAAACCTGCGAGGAGGACATCTTCTTCAAACGCTTTTTGCGAAGTGTTTGATTCAAAAACTGCCTCATATTCGGCTGGATAGCTGTCGTATTCGAGTCCGAAAAGAGTATTCAGACCCGGCTCAAGCATTTTAGCAAAACTTGCTCTATTCATAGCCATTGTTCATACCCTCCTTAGATACCAGCACTGTCTTTAAGAAGATGCTCATTTACAAGCACTTCCATGACAGCGTTAGCTCCGAATGCGTTCTCTGGTGAATCCACCAAAGAAAGAATTTTACAAGTAGCAGCGCCAGCCGCCATTGTGCCATTCAATTCAAAGCCTGATTGACCAGTCGTTGTGGACCCAGCGCCAGCAACAACATCAGCACAGTTGCCGATATTGGTCTGAGCAGGGGAACCCGCAGACTGAACTTTAAACACAGTATATGGACAATCATATACATATGCGATGATGTCAGTAGCTACTGTGCCTGATGGCCAGTATTCACTATAGACGTAAGAACCGTCACTTGCTGTGTAAGAACACCCTGCAAAAACACCAATGTTGTTAACTTCTGTGGCCGTGTGTGGCGTAACAACCCCATCTGCTGTGAGAATGCAGAGATCACCTGTGAAGATGTTTTCTGCAAGACCACTTGTGATGGTGTATTGGTTAGTGCGAGGTGCATTACCGCTCATGTGACGAACTGGGACAAACCCAAAGGCTGCATCTGCATTTGCCATTTTTCGCTCCTTTTAGCGTTAATTAGTCGCTTGCGGCAGACAAAGATCTGCCACGACTGGTTTCAGACTTCCGTTCTTGATAGATCGGTTGTCCACTACGCCGTCCTAACGCATCAAGATCCCCAGAAATTGATTCATTTTGCTCTTGGTTCTTGCCAGAATAGTAATCTTGCTTTTGAGCATGAATTTCTTCTGGCATTTCGCAAAGCAACATGCCTTCAATTCCAATTGATCCTGCCCACTGGCCATGATTGATAGTTGGATACAACTTACTTTTCACAGTATCAGCAGGGCGCGGTTCCCATCCTTCACGCATACGTTTATATACGTTGTCTGGGCTTTCCTTACCCTGAATCGAGGTAGCTACCCACCTTTGGACATAGCCGGGACGTGCTTCGGGGGCGTCCAAAAGTGATGGTGGTTTCCATGCCGTCATGGGGCGAGATTCCTCATCACGCACGGAATTGCGAGCTTCGTTTGCGCGAACATTACGTTTATCAGACATTATTGGCTCCTTTGCTGACGCCGAATTTCGGCTTCATATTTTTTAAGACCTTTTTCATCATTGATTCCAAGTTCTCTAGCCATTCTGAGTTGTTCTTGCGACATCCTAACTCTATTGCCCTTGTAATTTGAAGAACCGCCTGTAGTGGGGGCGACTGGTGGTCTACTTTTCGTTCTTGGTTTACTTGGACTTGATCCTGACACTAACTCAGGAAATACTTTTTGTAAACGGTTGTTCAGATGATCATAATATTCGTCTGAATTTTTGTCGAAACCTTCCAAGTCCAACTGAACATCAATAGCTCGCGCTGCTGCTGTTTCACGCTCAAAGCCTGCGGCATTGAACCAGTTGTTTTTCTGCCACCAACTCATCGCTTTTGGTGGAGCTGGGTTTTGTGCAGCTTGCTGTGCGCGGCCAACTGTAGGCGATGCAGCGGCACGTTGCTGACTTTGCTGTTTCTGCATTTCAGCGATACGCATGGCCGCTCTCATGTCAGCCATTTGCTCTTGAAAAGTTACTTGAGCTTCAGTGTCACCTTCTTCCACAGCTTTATGAAGAGCTGCTTTGGTTTGAGTGTAACGCTGATTAAAAGCCTGTTCAGCCGATTGCTGAGATCCTTGCTCCAATCGCTCAAGGCGCTTTTGAAGCTGTGCGTTTTGCTCTTGAATTTGTCGAGCTTGGATTTCAGCTTCTCGACGCTGACCGACCAGTTTTTGAATGCGCTTTTGAACTTTAGGTCCATAGTCATCCTCTTTTTCTTCTGAAACATCTTTGGCCTCTTCACGCGCCTCTTGGGCAGGTTCGTCAACCAATTCAATTTCAAATTCGTCTGGTTCACCCTTGGCTCGTTTGATTTCGGCCTCGATTTCTTCCAGAATTTGTTCTTTTTCTGCCATATCAATCACCCTACATATGCAGCGACATCAACACCATCTGGCAAGATCGATGTGATTTCATCATCGTTCAGCAGAAGGAATTTGACGCCTTTTACAACAAGTTTCTGACCAGCGTATTTACCATAGGTCACGCGATCTCCAACCTTTGGACAAATTTCAGACCGCCATCGCTGGCCTGTATCTCTGTCACGATATGCTAAGTCACCCAAGGCGCATACTGTGCCATGAGCTGTTAGATATTCTTCGTTGTCTTTAGAGGATTCGGGCAGCAATATGCCGCCTGATGTTTTGGTTTTAACCTGATTTGGCTGTACCAGAACCTTCCAATTTAAGGGGATTGGCAGTTGATGAGATCCAATTGTTGCGTTGGTTTCTTCATCCGTAAATATTTTATCATGCTGATGAGACACGCTATACATCCTCTTCGTTTAATTTTTTCAATGTTTCGCGGATAACCTCAGAGGCTTGCATTAAGCCTTCTGAGATCCCTACGTTTTTGTGATAGGCATTCATGTCGGCCATCCGACCATCAACCATATCTTCGGCTATCTCAAGCCGTCTTTTCTCCAGATTTTTTCTGATCTGTTGAAGCAGATCGCTTGTTGTCATCTTTCACAGCTCCCGTCATTGAAACACCAGAAACGTGAACTTCGACATCCTTGGATTCTGACATTTAGTACCCTTTCTTTTTAGGCTTCGCCTTTTTCTTCATTACCTTCTTTTTGACAGATGTGGAAGGTTTCTTTTTGCCATACTTCATCTTTTGTCCTCCATTAGACATTAATGCGCCGAAACTCGCGCGGTTCATCAGACATTACCCGCTGATAATTCACGGGCCAACACTTTCAGAGTGTCTGAGAAGCCTTTATCAAGCTCTTTAGCTGCCATTGCGAACTTGCGTGGCGAGATATCATCAGAATCTAACCCACGGCGCTCTAAGAAGCTCTTAGCTGCCCTGATTTCTGCCTGCGCTACCTTTTTAACTGCCGCTCTGGCCATTTCCGCCTCCTATTTGATCTAATGCACCGTAACCCATTCCAGTGCCAACTGCCAATGGAACAACATATGTCGGGATACCCTTTTCCATTACTGCTTTTCTAAATTCTGGCGTGATCTTGAAGCCCTTGCTGCTGAAAAAATAATTAGATCCACCACCTTGTCCAATATTAATTTCATCGACAGAAACGTCTTTAGAAAATGCCTTCAGCAACTTCTTCAGGCGGTTTTGAACATCACGCTGGTAATAATTTACCGTGCCTTCTTTTACTGAGTCTGCGGTTTGACCGCCAACTTTGGCAATTGCCTCTGGATCATTTGGAAATGCCAGATAGTCAACGTCTGGATCTTTAACAGCGTCATAGATGGAACGCCGCAAGCCTTCGTCCAGCCACTTGTTCTGAGAAGACATGAAGGGACCGCCGGGTTTTAGTATCTTACTGCCTTGAGCAATGTCTCCCTCGTAAGACTTTGTTTCAAGTTCTATTAAATCTTTCTTTAGATCTTGCTGTTTATTCGCTGCATCGTCAGCAATATCAAATATTCTCTTCTTAGTATTTTCAGGAAGCCAGCTTACTTCGCTACCGACTAAGTATTCATAAACCATATCTTGTGCGCCTTGAAGACGAGTCCAACGCCGACCACCACGGAATTGATTACCTCTTTGTTGAATATATGCGTTTACAAGCTCCTCTTGAGCATCAGTTAATTCTCCAGAATATGGGATTTCCCCTTCAATTTTTGAAGCTAAAGTATCAAAAAGTTGACTGGTATAAGAATTTGGGTTTTTTAAATCTTTATTTAAATTATAAATTGAAGTCTCATATCCCAGCCTTGCTAGTTGAAATTCATCTAATTCAGATTCAAACGCTAATTTTTGATCTTCAACCGCTTTGATTTCAACTAATTTTATATCGGTTCTTAGCTTTGTCATCTCTTCTTCCAGCAAAGACCTTGCGTAATCTGTAACCGTATTGTCTTCACTAAGACGCTGCTGCGGATCTGACTGTATTTCGCCAACATAACGAACAGTATCGCCGTCTTCGTTTACATAATCTGCGTGGCGTGTGTGGAAGATTGTACCAGCGTTATCCTCGCCAAAGTGGCGACTTCCTGCCAGCGTATCTATTTTAATACGACCCGTAGGATCTGTGTATTGAAATAAGCTCTCTGTGTAATCCGTACCGCCCTCTGGGAAATACTCAGAATACTCTGTGTCTCCTGCATCCACAGA